CTCTTACAGATAGCGAAACCGCCGGAATGAGTAAAACAGATTTTACAGGCGCCACCGACAACGCACAAGCGGCCCTTACAGGCACCCTCGCTGCTGTTTGGTATTTGAACGAAGCAACAATTGAACTTTCAGGTACTATCAGGGACGGAGCCCTCGGCAGCGGTTCTTGTGTATTTGTTGACAGCTTAGGGGGCACTGAAGAAACTACCGAATTTAGAGCGCTGATCAAAGATACTTCTCTAAATAAAATTGTTGATACAACATTTAACTTTGAGCCGTCTTCGGACAAGTACATTCGAAAAGTATTCAATACCAATCCCACGTTGACCAACTCTGATATTTATTCGACTACAAAGAAATATTGGCTTGGAGAGACTTTTGAAAGAGACGTCGGGGAAAAATTAACATTGACTGGTGCTGGCAAAGCTTTTGGCGTTATTTTAGGACTTTCTTCTGGAAGCCATGAGTATAGCAAGCAAAGGAAAGAATCCATCGACGCTGAAACGGGTTGGATAGTTTCCCAAGATCTTGGAAATGTAGTTGCAAAAACTAAAAATGATTTTGATGCCCTAACAGAAGATAGAGCTAAAAGATTATTTAGATTTATTGCTCTCGATACGGGAGAATGGAATCAAAACAATTTAAAAGTTTCTATTGCTAATATTAAACCAGCGAAGTCAGATAGAAGTTGGCCGACATTTTCGGTTGAATTGCGCGGCATTCTCGATAATGATAAAAATAAACAAGTTATTGAAAAATATTCAAATCTTAGCATGAATGCCTCTTCGCCAAATTATATTGGTCGAAGAATCGGCACGAGATTCACCACATGGAACACTACAGATAAACGCCTGGAATATCACGGTGATTATGAAAATGTCTCTAAATTTATGAGAGTTGTGATGCACGAAGATGAACCAAATCGTGAGCATATACCATTTGGTTCTTATGGTCCAATTCGATTTAAGGGATTTACCATTAAAAGCGGCAGTGCCGGAAAATTTGCACAGGACGACGCTTTTGTTGAGGCATCACTTGACATCGCACACACACATGCTAGCGCATCCCTTGTTACTCAAGGTGTATATGTCGGCCCAGTTGACTTTACTGGAAGTTTTAGATACCCCGCGGTGGCTCTTCGAAAAAGTGGATCTGATGGTGGTATAGTTGATAATACGAAGGCATATTTTGGCGCCGATACCACAAAAAGAGCAGCTGCAAATATACGTTATGAGGCTAGTGTTGCAGATGTTGTTCGCTCAAAACCCGGCCAAACAAAAGATACATTTGACATTGTTGATAGCCCAATTACAACTGGCGTACCAAACGCAGAACGTTCTTGGATCTTTACGCTGGATGACATTAAATATGACAATGTAACTCAAGATTTTTATTACGCCAGTGGTAGTCGACAAGCCGGTCAATCTTGGACTGCGCTTAGCGGTACAAATAACCTCTTAACTAGTTCAGATGCGGGCATCAACAAATTTACAACTGTTTTCTACGGTGGGTTCGACGGTCTAGACATTAAAGAACGAGAGCCGTTTAGAAACGAAGATGTTTTGGATCCGGATAATAATTTCAATTCAGCGAAAGGAGAAAAAGAGAGCTACGCTTATCACACCCTCCACAGAGCAATTGATTTGGTTAAAGACTCTGAACAAGTTGAATGCAATCTAATGACAATCCCAGGCGTCACTAATAGAAATATCACAGAACGCCTTGTAAGAACATGCGAAGAGCGTGCAGATGCATTGGCAATTATTGATATTGAAAACGATTTTGTTCCAGATACAGAAAATACCAGCAATGATGCAACACGCCTAGGAGACGTTTCGCTAGCGGTGAATTCTATGAAAGATCGCACAATCGATTCAAGTTATGGTGCGGCATATTATCCATGGGTTCAAGTTAAGGATAGGCGCTTAGGTACAGCATTCTGGTGTCCACCCTCTGTTGTCGCAATGGGCGCAATGGCATACAGCGAAGCTGTAAAGAATGTTTGGTTTGCACCTGCTGGATTTTCACGGGGTGGATTAACTTCTACTGGCGCTGGTGGTTTAACAGTGGTCGGTGTACGCCAACATTTAACATCAAAGCAAAGAGATAAACTTTATGATGTTAATGTTAATCCGATCGCCTCGTTCCCAGCAGAAGGAATTGTAATCTTTGGACAAAAAACTTTGCAATTAACTCCTTCTGCACTTGACAGAGTTAATGTTAGAAGATTGTTGATTTTCCTCAAAAAAGAAATTTCAAGAGTTGCTTCAACAACCTTATTTGAACAAAATATTCAAGAAACATGGAATGGATTTTCCTCTCAAGTTGATAGAATATTAAGCTCTGTTAAATTAGACTTTGGTTTAACTGATTATAGATTAATTTTAGATGAAACTACAACCACTCCAGAATTAGTTGATAGAAACATCATGTATGCTAAAATATTCTTGAAGCCAGCACGAGCTATTGAATTTATTGCACTTGATTTTATTATCACAAGCTCTGGTGCTTCTTTTGAGGATTAAACGAGATAAAAAAGAAAATTAATACTACTTATTAATAAGGGTAGCCTTTTAAGGAGAAATATAACATGGCAGATTTTTGGTCGGAATTACCTGAAACTAAACGGGCTTATAGATGGGAAGTCTATATCAATGACATTCATAGGTGGTTGGCAAAATCTGTTTCTAAACCAGGATTTTCAGTTTCTGAGATCTCCCATAGATTTATTAATCATACTTTTTGGTACCCAGGCCGCGTAGAGTGGAATCAAATTAGTGTTTCGTTGGTTGACCCGGCTAGCCCAGATGCTGCAGCCACTGTAATGAGTATGATTGAAGCGTCAGGCTACGTGCCACCGTATGAACGATTTGATCGTTGGCCAACCATGAACAAAAGCTCAGCAGTCACTGCCTTAAAAGGCGTGACAATCAAGCAAATCGACAAAGATGGATTTCCAATTGAAACGTGGACGCTTAAGAATCCATGGATTAAAGATGTGTCGTTCGGAGATTTAAGTTACGATAATGATGATCTCATGTCAGTAACTTTAACACTTCGTTATGACTGGGCATATCTGAAAACTGCAAAAGCTGGCATGAGCGTCACAACATTAGGCCCGACGAAACGATTCCCGAGTAGTTGGACCGGCATTTAATTTTTATATGACAAGAGGTAATAATGAGAAACAATGAAGAACGTTTCAAAGCAAATAACGTAGATTCAACCCCCCCGCCCTTAGAAGAAACAAAAACTTTACACTTCGTGACACCAACAGATTTTGTTGAATTGCCTTCGAAGGGACAATACTATCAAGAAAGTCACTCCTTATGCGGTCAAGAACATTTAGAAATTCGACAAATGACCGCTAAAGATGAAGACATTTTGACTTCAGAAACGCTTTTGAAAAAAGGCATTGCAATTGAAAGATTGATCCAAAATTTAATAGTTGATAAAAATATTAAAACAGAAGACCTTTTGGTTGGCGATAAAAATGCAATACTAATTACTGCAAGAATATCTGCTTATGGGCCACTTTATGAAACAAAGATTCAATGCCCTTTCTGCAATCATTATTCAAATTATGAATTTGATTTACGAGAAGTAAAAGTCCAACATAGTGAAGAAGATATTGAAAGCGTTTCATCAACAGAAAATAAAACATTTCTTATTGCGCTACCAAATAGCAAAGCACAAGTCGAAGTGAGGCTTTTAACTGGTGTGGATGAGCAAAAATTTATGTTTATTATGCAGCAACGTAAAAAACACAACCTTGAGCAAACAACAGTGACAGACCAAATGAAAATGTTTACTGTAGCAGTAAATGGAATTGCCGACCCGGCTCAGGTTTCAAATTTTGTCGACAGCATGCCAGCAAAAGATTCAAGACATCTTAGAAATGCATATGCAAAGATTAATCCTACCGTAGATTTAACACAATATTTTGCATGCACATACTGCAATTCAGAAACAAAATTGGAGATCCCGCTTACAGCGGACTTTTTTTGGCCTAAGTAAAGAATACATAAAAGATGTATATGAGCAATTCTTTTTATTAAAATATCATGGCGGCTGGAGTCTTTTTGAAGCCTATAATCTACCTGTTGGATTAAGAAACTGGTTTATAAAAAGACTTACAAAACAATTTGAACAAGAAAAAGCAGATTATGATAACATAAAAAAATAAAAATTAATATTTTTGAAGCCGAGGACCTCCTCGGCTTTTTATTTTCATTTTAAATACTATTTACTACAAGAAGATGGAGGGTTCTTTTTATGAGACAAGGAATTATTTCTGAAGACAAATTAAATTTACACCACTTAGATTTAAGATCGGCACAAAAAGGTCAAATTAACGAAAGTTTTTTGGCAATGTTCGGAGAAACTCTGAAAGTAATTTTAAAAAGAATGTTTGGTAAAATTCCCACGCCAGATGAATATAAATCAATGGTCGCAGAGGCAGAAGAAAATGAAGAGGGTAGTCAATACGAGGAAGCTGATGTTAAAATTACTGGCACAAAAGCGCAGTTAAAAGCACTAGCTTTAGCTTTGGCTGCTGAGAAAAAATATATGGAAGCATATGTACATTGGGG